GAGATTGGTATTATACCAGTAATTCCAATATATGGTGCTTTAAACGACTCAGAAGGGCTTATACCACAATCAGACATATATGCAATAGCCCGTACAAATTACGCCATATACAACGCATGCAGCGAACTTAGAGAACGTAATAGAAATCAGGCGTTTAGTTTACTTACCTATCCGGTTAGTGAAGAGGATGATTTTGCATCTGCAAAAAGTATCGCCGTTGGTACAACAGATCTGTTAGCATATAAAGCTGGAACACAGAAACCAGAATTTATATCACCAGATGCGGCCCCGTCAAAGATGTTGTCAGACGAGATAACTTGGATGGTACAAGAAATATACAGAATGGCAAGTTTGCAGTTGGTTACAGGCGTTCAAACACAGGAAAGTGGAATAGCAAAAGAATGGGACAATGCAAATTTATTCCAAACGATTGCAGAGTTTGCACAGAATCTTGAGAGTGTTGAACAGATAGTTGCAAATATATTTGGTTTATACGTGAGCGAAAATTTAGATGCAACAAATGTAACAGTAACATATAACAGTCAATTTGGTATTGTGGATTCGATTGATTCATTAAACGTTGCAACACAGGGATTGGCATTAAACATATGCCCTTCATACAATATTGAGTTGAAGAAAAAAGTAATTAGGGATACATTAAAGGATCAAGACGATAATGTAATTAATGCAACGATAGCAAATCTTATGGCCGACAGTACGGCACAAGATCCAATAGAAACTAAGCCAACGGTGCTGTCAACATCAGCTTAAGATAAGGTGTGATTATTATGGAAAATGTTTTAAAATTGATACAGAAGTTTAATAATGATTATAGTAAAGATTCAAAAAAATTTACTAAAAGTATTATTTTATTGGTGTCTAAGGGTAATAGTATTAAAAGTGCAATTAAGTTGGCACTAAAAGATTATAATTTCAACAAAGTTATTACGGATGATCTGATAGATAGTATTTTATCAGCTATAAATAAAATACGCGATAAAAAATCAGATACTATTAGAAATGATATATTGAATAAGCCATGGGTAAAAGGTTCAAGTAGTTTACAAAAAAGAGTTAATATACTTGAATCTAATTTATCAAATACAGTAGAAGATGTTGTATTAGCGGGTAAATTATTAGTATCAAATATAATAACAATCGCAAATAAAAATGTAGATTCGTTATCGGTTGTAAATGAGATATCCAGTAAAATGAAACTATTATATCAAGATATGGATACTTCCAATGATAAAACATATAATAATATAATTGATCAGTTACAGGATATGCAAATAAAAATAAGGCAAAATAGAATTACAGATGATGACAATTCAAAGTTAAAAGATTTGTTGGCTATTTTATTAGCATCCATAACGCCATACCTTATAAATAAAGCTATTGATATTAACGTAAGAAGCCAATACAGGGCGTTAAATAATACCGAGGTTGCAAGAGCAGCCTATGAGAGTATGTTATATAATGATAAAGATGATGATAATATATTTGGATATAGATGGAAGTTATCATCAATCCATAATAGATTTCCATTTGATATTTGCGATGTAAATGCGGGGGCTGATATTGGATATGGAAAAGGTATTTATCCAAAGAATAAAATACCAAGATATCCGGCTCATCCACATTGCATGTGTAGTTTAGAAAAAGTTCTTAAAGAAGATGTAAATACAAATAAAAAATTAAATGTAAAAGGTGTAAATAATTATATTAATTCACTGAGTGAGACAGATAGAGCAAAGTTGTTTACAATGGATAATTTATCCAAGTACTTAAAAACAGGAGATTGGGAAAAAACATTAAGCAACTGGAACTATTACGAAGATCCAATAATAAGATAAAATAAAAAAATATTTTAAAAAAGTATTGACAAATTACCAAAAGTATGGTATAATAAGATAAGGACAAAATTTAGTTGTATATAAAATTAATAGGAGGATATATAGATTGGATATTGAGGCTTTAATAAAATTACTTGGGTTAGACGAAACGCAAGCGGCAAAGTTTAGAGAAACATATAAAAAATATGATGATACGGTACAAACAAAAATTAAACAGTCACAGGACAACTTAAAAATAGAAAAGGGTAAAGTAGTTGCCAGTACAAAAGAACTTAAAGAATTTAAAGAAAAAGTAGAAGTTATAACGGATGCATTTAATATTGACTTGGATGCGGAAGATATTGACAAAGCAGTTGCAGATGCAAAGGAAGAAATTGGTAAAACTGGTGGGAGCGTAACACCAGAAGAAGTTAAAGAGATGCAGAGAGAATTGACTAAGACACTTCGAGATAATAAGAAATTAAAAGAAAAATTCGAAGAAACAAGTAAAACTCTCATCGCAGAAAAAGGTAAAAGACAGGATCAGTTAAAACGTTCCGAAATTAAAAAAGCCCTTATAAAAGAAGGGGTTATAAAATCAGATCAAATGGTTGATTTATTTATACATAAAGCTAAATTTGATGATAATGGTGAAAAATTATTCATTACAGATAAAGATGGTACTGAATTAACCGTTTCTGATTTTATTGCTGATTGGGCAAAGGAAAGCCCGGAATTAGTTGATGCAAAGCTAAAAGGGGGTGCTGGTAGTGGTGCAGGAAGTGAAAAAGCACCAAAAGAAAAAACAATGGAAGATAAATTACTAGCAGATATTGTTGCCAGTAAAAAAGCGTCAAAAGGTAATACTGATGCTCTAAAGAATTTTTTTAATTAATAAGGGGGAAAATAATTAATGACAATGGATTTTAAGCAAACTGAACGACATTATGAAGGATTTGAAGAATCTATCTTAATGTACCGTGAAAACATGGTTGGCAAACCTGTTAAAGTAAGTCAGTCCACTATCGCGGGGTTAACAGCAGATGAATTTGGTAGATATGTAATACCGAAAGGGACGTTTTTATATGGACAGAATATGTCGTTACTTGAAAATTCCAACCAGGTGGCAAATCAAGTTGTACAAACTGGTGTTAATGGCACAATTACTATCGCCAATACGGTAGTAATAACTGATAAAAAGGCAACAGATAGAGCAATTACGATTAACTTATACAAACCAATCGAAGCTTCATATGACACAGAAATCAGTGTCAGTGGATTAACAATTAATGTTGTTTTGGCATATGATGGAACAGATATTTTAACGACTCGTGGTAGATTAGTGAGTGTTATAAACAATGATGAGGATGCAAATAATTTAGTTGTTGCAACACTTTCTGATGAAACTACAGCAGATACAGTTTTAGTTGTAAGTTCTGCCGCAGTAGTTGGTTCCGCATCTATGGCAACAGCACTTGGTTCAACAGGTACAGTAACTGCTGCAGGTACATATACAGGTACTACAAACCAAGATTACTTTGTTAAAGTTACAACTGCACCAACGGCCGCAGGTAATTTAAATGGATTAGTTGTTGGTGTATCAGCAACTCAGGGCGGTACATATACAACAGCGTTAACAGTATCTACTTCCCAAACAACTCAGACAATAACTTTACCATCAGGGGCAACGGTTACATTTGCAGTAACAACAGGTCAAGTATTTACTATAAATGAAATATATACATTCAGAGCATATGCAAGTGGTACAGTACGAGTTGCAACTACAGGTGGTTCCGCTAGTTCTGAAACAGCCAGTGTTGATGGTATTTTATTACATGATGTTAATGTTACATATGGTGATGAAGCAGGGGTATTGGTTATTGCAGGGTTCATAAATCTTGATAAAATTCCAGTTGAACCGGATGTTAATATTAGAGCTAAATTACCTGCAATTACATTTTTGAGAAACGAATAAGGGGGAATTAAATAGTGTTAAATTTAGATCAATTAATAACACCAGAAAGAATTGTAGGGTATTGGAATGATACCAATGCGGATCAGTCCAGATATCTTGGTGCGGCATTGTTTCCACCTGATAAACAAATTGGGTTAGAAATTAATATGATTACTGGTAGAGCGGGTTTACCAGTTATGCTAAAAGCAAGTCAGTTTGATGCATTACCTGCCTACAGAGAACGCATCAGCCTAAAAACAAGCAAAACAAAAATGCCGTTCTTCCGTGAACGTATGAAAATTGATGAAGAATTACGCCAGAAATTGATGATGTTTGCAGCGGCAGGCAATGCAGATTTACTTAAACCTTATATTGCACATATCATGGATGATACGGCAAATCTTATTAAGGGCGCGGACGTTGTAAAAGAACGTATGGTAATGCAACTTTTGGCTTCGGGTAGAATTGATATAGAATCTTCGGGTGTTCCACTTAGTTTCGATTATGCTTTAGAAAAACCACAAAAAGTTACGGCAAAAATTCCTTGGGCAGAGGCAGATTCTAAACCATTACAGGACGTAGATGGCTGGCTTAAGAAATTTGAAGTTAGATATGGTGTAAGACTTACTCGTGCTGTTATGTCTCTTGGGACATTTGCAATACTAAAATCTAATTTGTCGATTGCCCGTAATTTATATCCAGATGCAACAACAACAGAAGGATTACTTATTTCTGATTCTGATATAAAACAAATATTCCAATTAAAACTTGGGGTAGCTGTACAAGAATACCGTGAATTATATGCGCTAGAACCTGGTGGCGTGGGGCATAAATTTTATCCAGATGGCGTTGTAACATTTATTGTTTCTGGAACATTAGGTAATTGCATTTACGGTACTACACCAGAAGAAATGGATCTTATGACACACCAGACTAATGCAAACGTATCAATTGTTAATACTGGTGTAGCAGTAGTTACAGAAGTAATCAGTTTACCAGTTAACGTTGAAACAAGAGTATCACAGATTGTATTACCATCTTTCAATGTTGGTGGTGGTAACATCCTGATTGCAACTATACAGTAAAGTAGTTAGCTATGGAATATACTGTAGCGGTTGATACAACAGGACTAAAGTCAGATATAACTCTTATGAAAAGTCAGCTAGATACATATATAAAAAAGTGCCTAGTTGCCTCTTGTAAGTTAATTAAATCAGAAGCAAAGAAAAATCATTTCTTTAAGAGTCGTACTGGAACGCTTGAAAGAGCAATAAAGTATAAAGTAATAAGTCAGTTACAAACTGGTATTATTAGAATAGATAAGAAAGAAGCACCTTATGGTATATATGTTCATGAGGGAACTGGTATATATGGTCCGAAAGGTGCAAGGTATTCAATTGAACCAAGAAACGCAAAATGGTTAGCATTCTTTTGGGAAAGACAGGGAAGTTTTGTTTTTTCTAAAAAGGTTATGCATCCAGGAAGTGACGATGATCAATTCTTATATAATGCGCTAGAGGACAACATTAAAAACATTGATGATATATTTAAAGAGGGACTACATGAATTAATTAGGGGGGAAAGCAAATGAGGATATATTTTGATGTGTCAACCCTAGATGATAGTTTATTATCAAAATGGGTTACACAAAAAATAATTGAAGAAAGTAGTGAGTATGTTGAGTCATTTGCTGAAAGCCTTGGAGTACCCGCTAATCAAATTGTAGAACCGACACCATACAAGGTATCAAGGCAAGCAGAATTATTTGCTTATATGACAGCCGCTATGAAAAAGACAATGTTTAGTACGGGTAAAGATAATTCTGAGGATGCATTTGCGTTAAAGTACAAGATGTATCAGACACAATTAGATCAGTTTGAACAGTCTCTTACCGCAACTACATATACAACAGGAATTGCATCGCCAAAAAGACAGTTTCCAATGACTGTAAGAATGTATAGGAGATGATTTATTGAATAGAGTTCCTATACTAATGTGGCTTCCGTTATCTCAGCATTTATTAAATTATATCACAACATATACTGACAAACAAGGTAAACATGTATTTGAAGAAATATCAGATTACAGTTTATTTACAGCGAGGATTGGAAGTTTGGGAGATGCAAGAACATACCCATGTATGGAAATATTATTTGATAATGAAACAAAGGATGATCCACAGAAAGAAAATGAAGGTATAACATCACTTTGGCTAGATTTTTATACAAATACAGGTAGTGATTCACCAGAAGATAATTACATACAAGCATATCAAATGGTAAATGATTTAGCAAAGTTAACGTTGGTATGGCCTAGGAAATTAGTAATAGATGAGAAAATAGCCTCAAGTGTTGCCATTACCGGGGTATTATCTGACGGGGATACTGCAAGACCAGTATTTCAAATACGGGTTGTACTAGAGATACATTGGAAAAAGAGTAGAATATAGGGGGAATAAATTGATGGATTTTAAATTTGGTTTACAGATATTTGCGACCGCAACTGAGTCGTCTGCACCTGACCAGATGATGGGTGCTGGTAAATTATACTTCAAACGATTTATTGATGGAGTATATGATACAGGTAAAACTCATTTTATGGGCAATGCAGATGATATGACGGTAACAACAACTGTTACAACTGTACAAAAGAAAAGTTCTATGAATAAAGAACGTGTTACCATGAATAGTGTTAACACAGGTACAGAAGTAGTAGTAAACGCAACACTTACAGAATATGATGCAACAAATTTGGCACTTGGTTTATATGGTGAAGAAGCAATCCATACTCAGGTAGCGGGTACATTGACTAAGTCAATGGTTGTTTCACCAGATACAGTAATTGAGTTGCGTGATGCTAATGGTGATGCATACTATAACATAGCAGGTATTACTATTACACCTAATTCTGGTGGTACTCCAGCATCTATTGGAGTTTCCACAAAAGAAACGGCGTTAGCATCGACAGGTACAGTTACATCTAGCGGAACTTACACAGGAACGACATCTAAAACATATTACGCACAAGTAAAAGTTGCACCAACGGCCGCAGGTGATCTAAATGGTCTTGAAGTTGAATATGGTCTAAGTTCAATTGGCCCGTGGACTTCCGCAGGGGTAGTTAGTGCAACAGCCACGTCACATGCGTTTACGTTGGCCGAAGGTGTTACATTCACATTTGCAGTTACAACAGGTCAAACCTTTATTATAAATGAAATATATCAGGCTACAGCAACACCAGCACAGTCCGCACAGGCGTATGTTCTGGATACAGACTATGAATGCGATGAGCAGGATGCAAGGGCTGGTATGATAAGAATATTAAGTACATCAGCCACCGCCGCCGATACTCCAGTTACAATATCATTCACAGTTCCAGCAGGTGCATATCCAGCAATTAGTGGTGGCAGCGCAGGCGAAATTGAAGGATATATGAGATTCGTCGGTGATCCAAATGTTGGTCCGTCTCTCAGCGGAGAGTTCTGGAGGGTTAAATTAGTTCCAGATGGTGATACAAGTGGATTCATTGGTACAGATTTTGGTACTTACAAGATCAAAGGAACGTTGCTTGATGACAAAAAACATCATCGTGCATTCCCATACTACAAAACAGTAGATAATCGTTAATAAATGCCCTCCTCCAATTGAGGGGGGCTTTATTTTTTAATTAAAATATGAGAGGTTGATAAAATAAATGGTAGTAAAAAGTGTAAAAGATAATGATAATAGTGTTAAAGAAGCAGATTTATTATTTGCGGAAATAGAAGAATTAAAAATAAATGGAGAAAATATTGAGATTAAACAATTCTCCTGGAAGAAATCAGCAATAGCTTTAAAGGAACTTGGTAAAATTGCAATAAAGGTTACAGATAGTGCAGAAACGATTGCATTACTTATAAATAACTTCAATGAAGCCCAAACAAAAACAGCTCAATTTGTAGTAATTGCTAAGTCACTTGATTTACTAGATGAAGAATTAATTGATTGTATTGATAAGATTATGTCACTTGGTAGTGGACTTGATATTGAAACAATTGAAAATTTAAGTATGGATGACGGATTTGATTTAGCTAAAAAAATATATGAGGTAAATAAAAGTTTTTTCATGAAACGTTTCGGAAGTTTGATGAAGAACCCACCGAAACAAACCGAAAAAAAGAAGAAATAGTATTAACACCATATGAAATATTGCAGGTATTAATTGACCATGGTCATACAAAGGAAAGCGTGTTAAATGATTATACTTCGGAAGAAATAAGAATATTATATGAAAAATGTGTCAAAGGAGATACTAGACGAGATGCAAATTTCATTGAAAATGTTATGGCAGGTATTGGCGGTGCATTTGGTGGAGGAAAAGAAATTAAAAAACTTACAGATAAAATGAGAGAATAAAGGGGTGGTAGTATAAATGGCAGAAGAACTTAATGTCAAAATTAAAGCTGATTCAAAAAGCTTAATTGCTGAATTAGATAAAGTAGGTATTAAAGTTGATGAGATGTCCAAAAATAATGCCACCATTAAAATATCAACTAATTTTAAAGAAGTATTAGGTGAAATTGCATCAATAAGATCATCATTATCGAATTTAACATCAAAAAATTATAAGATAAATATATCAACAAATGCAAAAAATGTATTAGGTGAACTAAGTACATTAGGAAATGCAAGTATCAAAACACCTAAAGTATCTAATAATACAAAAGAAATAAGTGAAAAATATAAATCATTAAAATCAGATGTAATTGCAGCGGCAACCGCCGCAGACAAAGCATGGCAAGATGGTTCTGGATTTAAAGGTGCAAAGGCTCAATTTGAAGCGGCTACAAATGAATTAATAATATTTAAAAGGGCTTTAGGTAATTTATCAATAGGTTCAGAACGTGGGACATATGCAGGATTAGCTAGATCTGTTTCATCAAATGGACCATCTTATGATTCATTAATTGACAAGGTAAGAGATTTAAATAAAGAACAAGCTGAATTTAATAAACTTACTAAAATACCAACAATTAGTAGTTCAAAGACTTCGAGTGTAGCAGAGATTGCACCAAAAGTAAAAGTACCTTCAATGGGTACTGTATTTAATGGATTAAAGACGGAAGCAGTTTCAGCGGCCAATACTTTAGATGAAGCATTTAAAAGTGGTACAGGAATTGATATAGCTCGAAATAAATTAAACGCTGCATTAGATGCACTAGTTAATTTTAAACGTGCATCAGGATCATTTTCATTCGGGGCAGAAAAGAACATGTTTGCAAGCATGGTTCCAAGTATTAACCAGAGTGGTCAATCCTACGGTGTATTATTAAATAAAATTAATCAGGCTAGAACGTCACAAGAAAAATTGAACAATCTGATAAACCCAACAAAGCCGAAAACAACGAGTTCATCATCAAAGTCTGGTTCCGGTTCGGGGGTAGATAAGACACAGTCAATGCTTGACAAACTAAGTAATCCAGCTAATATATTTGCAAACATATCAAGAATGACAAAAGGTTTAGGATCAACAGGAGAAGTAATTGGTAGAACATTATTTGATTTAGATAAAATGCCAGGGGTTATTGGAGAAGCAGCAACAGCGGCAGGGACATTTGCAGCAGGATTTGCAATTGTTGGTCTTGCAGTATATGGTGTAGTAAGTGCTATTGAAACCGTTGCAGGATGGCTAGGTACAATTGGACAACTTGCATGGGAAGTAGTTAAACCAGGACTTGAATATAATGCAAATGTAGAACTGCTTACAAACGGTCTTGCAGGGGCATTAGCATCAATAGGACAGGTAGGAGATAAGCAAGTAGCATTTAATGATGCATTACTAATATCAGATGGTCTTGTTAGACAACTTGCATTAGATGCATTAAAAATAGGGGTAAAACCGGAGGAATTAACCGGAACATTTAGAAGCATAATCGAACCAGCTTTACAGTCCGGTATGAATATAGATCAGACACGTCAGATGTCGTCTGTATTAACATCCGTTGGTAAGGAAATGGGCTTAAATGGCGCGACCTTGACAAGAGATGCATCTGATATTATAATGGGACAGAACGCAGGAAGAACAAAACTTGGTAAACAGTTAGGAATAACAGATGCAGATATTGCAGCAGCTAAAGCATCGGCAGGTGGGCTGTTTGCATTTCTAGAAGACAGATTAAGCGGGTATGCAGAATCAAACAAGAATCTTCCTAATACCCTAGCAGGTGCATGGTCCCAATTTCAGGGTTATTTTACGCAAGCATCAGCATCCATAACAGAACAGTTTATGCCGGCTATTGTTATGGGAATACATTATGTGTCATTATTACTAGGCTCAATTCAACAGGTTGATGGAAAAGATACATTTGTTCCAAGTGAGGGCATGTTACAGTTTATTGATGCATTAGAAAGAATAGGATTATATCTTGCAAGTTGTATAGATTATTTAACAGCATATGCACAAAGTATTACGGGGACAGAAGATCCTTTAGACGCAGTTGTTAATTTAATTGAAGATATGATTGGGTTTGTTGTTCTAGCATCAACTTCAATGGTAACATTTGGAATTGGTTGTTATAAAGTATTTTCAACTATAGCAGATGTTATATTAGCACCGATTGCGATGTTTGAATCATTAGGTCATACAATTAGTGCCTGTATTGACTACACTCATGCATTTTGGGATGCACTTAATGGTAATACAGAAGGTAAAAATAACTTATTAGATTCAGCCAATACAAGTATGGACAAAGCAGCAAATTTAGCTAAGAATGGTTATCGTAATAATACCAATAATGATTTATTGAATGGTAAATATACTAGTGGCGGTATGGCGGGCCAGTTCAAAGCAATAATGGCTGACATAAATGCATCAAAAGGCGGCACAACGAAGAAATCATCCATTAATCCGAATGACATCACAAGTAGGTTTCCACCAGATGATTCAAAACAAAAGAAACAAGAAATAAAAGATTCTCAAAGAGCATTAAAAGAAGGATTGGCAATGCTCAAAGATAATCTAGCAGCACAGTTAGACGCATATAAAAGATCATTAGAAGCATTAGATATAAGATATTCAGAACATGATATATCATTACAAGACTATGCATCAAAACAATCTGAAATAACAGTTGCAGAATCGCAAGCTAGAATTGCTAGTACAAATGCACAATTAGATCTAGTATCAAAAACATTATATACAAACCCGGATCAAAAAGATGAAGCAATTAGAAATCTAAATGCCGATCTTGCAAAATATACCGTAGCATTACAAGATGCAACAACAGCTCAAGAAGGCGTTGCATCAATGATGAAAGCATATTCAGATCACGTTGCGGAAGTTAAAGATTCCATGAATGCACCAAATAAAACTGGTATGGTAGAAACCGGAAGACAGATACCAACAGGATCAACACCAGAAGAAGCGGCCGCATACAATGCATCACAAATAACGGGAGTTCCATTAGATAAGTTGATTGCAGTAGCACTGCAAGAATCTGGTATGCAGCAATATCAATCGAATGGGGAACTAACAACATCATCTGACCAAGCGCATTTTGGTGCAGGTCAAATTGGTGCAGGTGAGTTTCAGTCAATGTTACCAAATGGTAATATAAATGATGTATATGATAATTTATTGGCAACAGCAATGTACCTTAAAAAACAATATGAATCATTAACAACGCCTGATTGGGGTATGGCAATTGCAAAGTATAATACACCAAACGGTGGTAATCAAAGTTATGAAACAGCAGTATTAGCTCATTTAACAGAAGCAAATGATATATCAACTAAATTATTACAGTCTCCATTAATGAAGGAAAAAGTAAATGTTCCGGTAGTTGATACTGGAGAGGCAGTAACAAAAGCGGCAGATGCAATGGTTCAGCAGGGTGTAACATACGATCAGATTAAATGTGCTGAATTTGTAACTCAAAGTTGGGATGATGGATTACAGTTAACTAAGGCAATAAACGCATCAGGGCAAGAAACTGGAAATTGGAAAACACGGGTCCCTGATTTAGTTCAGACAGCTAAAAATCTTGGAGCATATGAAAGTGCTGGTTCAGGTTATCAACCATCAAAGGGTGATGCAATTGTAATTGGTAAGGATGAACATCACGTAGCAATGTCGACAGGTGGATTGGGATATGTTCATTCATCAGGGCGTGATGGCGGTTCAACTCCTGCTGATTACGGTAATAATTATCAACAGTCATGGCCGGATGTTTCTGGTTATATATCACTTAATAAATTAACTCAGGCAACAGGCGCAGCCAGTTCAATTCCAGCATTAAATTTACCAGTTGCGAAAACTAAGGAAGAACAGGCCATAAAGAAACGTATTGAAGAACTTGAAAAATCAAGTGACGATATGATGAAGAGTTACGGAGATATGTTTGGCGATGTCAGTTCCATTGAAAAGAAACAAGCAGTTGAAGCGGCCAGAAAATCAGTTCAACTATTTACATCACAGAATAGACCAGAGTTAGCATCTGAGTCATTAAAGGTTTTAGATTATAAACAAAGAGATTTATCATTATCGCAATCACAAAAATATGTTGAACTATCGTTACAAACAATAAATGATAGCGCAACGGATATGATGAACAAGATTGGTGCAGGTGTATATTCTGCAAGTGATGCCGTTAAGAAGTATTCTGATTATTTTAGTAAGGGTAACTATGGATTTGATTTAAAGCAGCAGATAGCAACACAAGAAAAAATAAGAGATGTTGCACAGCAAAATGGTCAACTAGACCAATACTGGAAAGCTGTAAAAGCAATAAAAGAATCTAAAGATGCATTAGATGCTATTGTAACTAATTTCAAAAAGGCTGTAACAGATAATGCTGATTATCAGAACAATGTAACAGAAAACACATATAGTATGACAACAGGGCAAAAAACGGAATCAAAAAAACAAACAGATTCTACAAAATATAATACATTAGCAGATATGGATAAATCCAGGCTTGTAGATTATTACAAATCATTTGACAGGGCAAACACATCCATTGAAAAAATGAAAATATTGTTTAATGATATATTCCCAACCGAAAAATTAATTAGAATGAATCAACTACTTGGGTATTTGCCAACAATATTAGAACAGGTTCGTCAATCATCAAAACAAGCATTTGAGGATGGGTTAAATTCATTTCTTACCGACGGAGTAAATAATGCCACGAGTCTTAGCGAGGCATTTAACAGTATGATAATATCAATACTTAAAAGTATTCAGAAAGTATTTGCAGATCAATTAACAAAAGACTGGATGAATATGTTATTCCCAACAAAGAAAACAAATGCGGTGGATGATAAATCAAAAACAACTTCTGATAACACAATCTTTGGTACTGCAAATGTAATGGAGGGACTAACAACTCCAAAAACAAATATAACTGATTATAACCCAATTTCTAGCACAAATAATACGGACTTTAACAATACATCAGGAAATTTAGACACATCAGCAACACAGGCAACAACTGTTATGCAATCATTAAACACTTCGGTATCAAGCGCCATGGATACAATAATGCAGGGAATATCAAGTGCATTAGCAACTGTAAGTTCTGCAACAAGTCAAATAGGAACAACTGCAAACAGTAGTACAACAAACAGTGGAACATCTTATACATTTTCAAATGCAGACTTATTGCATGCGGCCACAGGAGGATTTATAAGCGGAGCTGGAACAGGTACATCAGATAGTGTTCCTTCGATGTTATCTCATGGGGAGTTTGTTGTCAAAGCGGCCTCAGTTAAAAAAATGGGGTTGGGTTATTTAAACGCTTTAAATAATGGTGATTTATATAATATGCATATTCCAAGAGCACATTTTGCAACTGGAGGAATAGTTGGGGAAACAGCTTCACAGACTACTGCAAAAGGTATTACTTCCTTTGCAAAAAATATTGGGAGTAATGTAACGACAAATGCAAATCTTAATATTGCACTTGTAAAAAATCAGGATGAAGCAATAGAGCATTTCATGCGAAGTGGCCCTGGTCAAAAAGTAGTGGTAGATATAACGAGAAATAATAAAGGTGTAGTAAATAGGTTAATTAGATAATGTTGACAAATCCCCTTATTTGTAGTATAATATAGATAAGGGGAAATGGAGGGTATTAAAAATGACAATAAAAGAATATTTTACAAATGAAATATCAAAGGATTATGAACAAGATGAATTGGAACAACTTGACCTAAAAGAAGTATTAGATATGATCAAATATATTGAATTATCCGAACGGGTTGAAATGTATAAAAAAGTTCAGAATCTAGCTGAGGGAGTTTTACAAACAGTATCTTCAATGAGTATGGAAGATATAAAGAAAATGAGGGGGTGATAGTTTGAGTGACACAATTGTTTCAAGTTCAGCAAGTGCAACAAAGGTGACTGAACTTTTCAATGCTATAGATGCACTATTAACCGGGGATAAGTTTGCTTTGGCCAATCGGTGGACACGCGTATATACTAAAAATGGAAATATAACCGAGACAGTAGACGGAGTAACTACAACCATTAGTGTTGTTGATTCAGCACAAATGTCCGAAGTTATATATATGGGTGTTGGTGACGGGGCTGATAAGATATACATTGGAATGCGAATTATTATGTCAGCTATTGATGCAACATGGGGAACACTGGAGTTCAATGGATATGCGGGGTTTGATGCGGATTTAAACAGTTGGACAGATCAACCGGGTGCGATTAGCAAATTCCCATTAAACACTGGATTACCATCCTACCCAATTGCAAATAACACGACATTTACATACTGGATAACAGCAACAACAAAACGATTTATTGTTGTTACCAAATTAGCGACACAATATATGACGGGGTATTTCGGGTTTTTTACTCCTGTTGCGGTAGAAAAACAATTTCCATATCCATTAGTTTTAGCAGGAACAACATATGATAATACCGTGTCATGGGATAGTGGAAATGTGTCTTCAGTAACAGATCCGATATCAGCTGGATATAATGCGGGGGGTAGTTTTTCTACTACTATACCATCAGTAACATCAGCTTCACTTAAGACATCAATGAGATACCGGAAGGTAGACGGCACATGGGGGGCCGGATACAATAACAATGGTGCAAGTAAATTTGGTGAACTAAATGTGTGGCCCACCAATACAGAATCAACAGAGTTATATACGTGCTACAATTCAATAGATTCTGGTGTAACAAAAGACAGTCATTTACTAATTGACTTTTTCTTATCATCAAATTACCCACAGAACTTATTAGGAAAATTAGATGGTATTTTCTGGATAGGCGGTGCAAAGGATATTGCATCAGAAAATGTAGTAACAATAAATGATACCGATTATATTATATTTGCCAATATTCTAGCTCGTGGTGGTAATGATTATTATGCAGTAGAATGGGCGTGATAATGTGGCATATACATCAGGATCATTCACTGGAATATTGGATTTAAAAGCAGTATTAATATCATATTTAACAAATACAACAATCCACGGTGATGATGCGTGGGAATTAGTTGCAGATAATGGGTTTCCAAAAGGGACTTATTTTAAAGTAAAAGGTATAAATGAAGATGATCATTTTTATATAGGAATGATGTATAATGAGATAACTAGTGATACATATAAAAACTGGTTATATTCAGGAACAGTAATGCGGGATAAGGTTGCAAATAATATATTAGGAATTACCGACGATGTTGTTTGTACAAACACAAATAATAATATATACACATGGAATAAGCAAGTAATCAGCAATCCTGGACACTACTATCCATATGTATGGACACAAGAGCCAGTTTATCACAAGATAGTAGATACAAAATGTACAGCTAATATGTCTATTGTAAAAGAGTATGATGATGGTAGAGAGTATGGAAAAATATTATCATTTGGAGTATTTAAACAATTTGATGAAAATTTAAATTGGGATGAACAAGGTGGGGCATTAAATTATATAAAACATCCTATACCAATGATGAATTTTTTTAGATTACTTAGTGGAAATTTAAATCAGAAAATGGCAATAACGCCGCCAACAATGCCGGGGATAGGTTATCCATTACTATATACAAGTAATGTAAATGGTGTGTTTGATTACCCGGTATCAAAATATTGGATAGTAAAAGATAAATATAGTATTAATGTAATCGTTAAGAATGGTAAGTATTGGCGAACAATATGTGTTGGGATGTTACCTTGTTATGGAGAAGGAACATACCCGTTTCCTGCAATGCAAGTGGGCAGTTTGGGCCTAACAGCGAATGGGGTAAATTCACCGACAAGTGGTGATCCAGATCCGACAGTAGGTATATCGTTGGATTTGTCAGATGACGATGCAAGTTTTTGTAATTCTTTACCTATATTTCCTACTAGGGGTGTGAAGTCAAAATTTTGCCCAACTCAATGTGCCATAATGAATCCTGACGGAATATGGCAATTTCATGGTAATTTTGCACAACCTGCAAATATATTCAGATTTCGGATGTCTGGTAACAACCCTGTTTTTGCTTACCCATTATATCCACCAGAATTATATAGTCCAGATGAGGCCAGATTATACCCAACGGATATTGATCTATCAGAGTATGAAAACGGAAGAAACTATTCTGATATAACACCACACTCTGATACATTTCCAATGCGAGGGGTATATGACTACTCAAGAGAATTAACTAAGGTGATGCTAAACCAAAACTTAACAGTAGGAGAAGATGGTGGATCACCGGATAAGATTACATCAGTATCTAGTTATATACCAAGAATGTTTTATACAAATACTGAACCAATACAGTTTGGTGAAATAGATACAGAAGAGGGTAAAGTTCTTGTAATTCCAAATGTTTGGCAAGGTAGACTTTCATGGTATAAATATTATTTAAATACTGATGGAGCAACAATACCATATGATTTTTGGGCCAGAGAGGTATTAAAAACCAGTTATGAAAATATGACTTATACATATGGTAATAGACATCGTATGGCAATAAAATTAGAGGGGGATATATAA